TTAAGGGTTCAGTGCCTCATCTATAATACTTTCATCTTTTAATACAAGTCTTAATCTTGTGGCACAATGGGCCATAGCATCTAAGTTATCTTCTCCACCTATCGCTTCTAATATATCTTCAGCCGATTTCTTATAACTCATTCTACTAACCTCCTATATATGAAACCCACTTTAACATTCATCATATAATTGTAATCGATTTCAAAAAACGAAACAATATCTTTTTAATTTTTTATATAATTCATTTTAACTTATATTTTAATTTAATAAAAAGATGAACGTAAAATAAAATTCAATGTCTCACTTCCACAACTCAACCCCATTTTGTGTTGAATATTAGTTTCTTTATAAACATCTTTGTACTAGAGCGCCTCTACTAGAGTTAAAAACTTGATATCATATATTTCGCTTTAATAACTACTTGCTAATACATTAAAAATCCTGAGACAATTTATTATCCCAGGATTTTTTTAATACTAATTCTGACATTCTTAACTTTGAATATATTTCGTGATGTTTAATTAAGTAAAAGTATATTTAGATGTTATGATGTCAAACTGTTACACATTAAATAGAAATTTTTGGGGAGTTATAATGATTCTAAATATAATAGTTAGCTACTGTTAATACCTTTTATATTTGTATGCATCTTCTATTCTAAGTTGTTTATTCTACGAAATGATGTTCGTTTTTTCTATTTAAATCACCGTAACCGTTAATTTCATTAAACTATTGTATATCTGTCGCTAATGCTCTAAGATGTGGTTTCTTGATATACATTTAAAAGGTGATTTTAAATATATGGGGCTTACATCAAATATATAAGTAAATCTATTCTTGATGCTATATATTCAAATGATGTTGTATCGTGATGTGTGTACAGAATTAGTCATTTTTAATTTCAAGTGAATCATTATTTAATAGCTTATATCTCTTCACTTAAAATCTGTATTTATTATGCATTTAAATTCGTTTCATTGACCTACTAAAAATTTTCAATAGTCTCATGCGACATTCTTAAAAAAATAATAATATTGTGTATCTACAAAAATATTAGCGCTTTCATTTAAAAATAACTGAAATTTTTTTATTTTTAACTATTAATATCTCTTTCATTTTCATATATAATAACTTTTATTATTACATCGATATATCATTAAATTTTACTCTCTTTCAAATCATTGATATATCGTTATATTCAATTGTTTATTCGATAATTTTTTATTCATACCTTTGCCCTTTATTTCATGAATATGCCCTTTTTATGCCCCCTTTATTTTCATTCAATTATTAATTTAACTTAACATTTTTTTGATATATCATTAAGTTAATAATAACTGAATGGAGAGAAATTAATGAACAAAAAAACATTAAAGAAAGGTTTCAAAAAAGGGTGGGGAGGATTTAAAAGAAAATACTATTTAGTTGATAGAATAGTTTATTTTGTAATGAGCAAATTTTTGCCTACTTTAATAAATTATTCTAAGAAATTACTTAATTTTTTAAGTACTAAGAAAGTTTTTTTACAAAATACACTAATCAGTTTGCTAATTTTACCTTTTATTTTGATAGCTTATATTTTCGTTATTGTCGCTAAAATATCTGTTAATAATGAGTATAATGATTTATTTTCTGCGATTCTTGCAATATTCTTTTTAGATAATTGTATTTTATTAATAGTATCAATACTTTACATTTCACTTTTTGAAAAAACAATACGGAAAGTTTTCAGCCTCATTTCTGCTGTTATAATAGCATTAGCTTTTATTTATCCATTAGTTTATATTGAAAAGGGAAGTCAAGAATTAGGATTCGGTATAGCTATAAACATTATCTTTGTAGCCTTTGCGACTAGCTATTTTATAGCAATAGGATGTCGAAAATTATATAATTATATTTTTAAAAGCAAAAATAAAGAAGATATAACTAATAAATTGTCATTTATTAATAAAATATTATTAGGTATTATAACTTTGACAGGTTCTATTATTTCATTAATACTTACATTTCAAAAACTTTTTCAGTAATATAAATTAGAATATTTTGTTTCTTATCTTACACTGCTACTTTCACTTAGTCTGTCACAAGCTAAGTTGAGAGTGGCTTTTAAAAGACTTTCTCACTGCAATATAAAGCTTCTCTCAGCGTCTTTTAGTACCTAGTAATAATATTAAAAAATGAAAAACGCTAAACTTTTAATGTTTAACGTTTTTAACTATTATCATGGCTATAAAAAATATTACTTATTTTTTCAAATTATTGTGATCATTTTTTTCTATTTAAAATATCTTTAATATTTTTAACTTCATTTTCTAATTTAGTAAATTTATTTTCATCTAGTGACTTTGGATTATTATTGTTTCTGATTTCATAACCTTGCCAAAAAGCTAAGTAAATTATAGCTCTTAAAAAAGAAATGAATAACATTATTATTAAATATCTATCAATAATAATACAATTATACAAAATATCATTTAACAAAAAATTAAATATATATAGAAAGCTAAACATTAATGCATATTCTAAATATTTGTATGAAATTATATAGGTTTTTTTATTAAATTTTGATAATAATGATGTTTTATCTGAAGATGAATATATTAACATGGTTGAAACATAAATTCCGATGAAAATAGCAGATAAATTGATCACTATGTCATTTTTCATCAATATAATTTCATCTATGAAACTAAAAAAAGATTTCACACATTTTAAAAGATTTGGCCAATGAAAATAACTTCCAAAATTAGAATTAAGAATTGAAAAAATAATAAAAAAAATTGTTACTATGGTTAATAAGTATTTTTCAACAATAGAAAGAAATGATATTATGAGTTTTTTAATTTTAGCCACCTCTTATTTTAAAAATAATATTCTCGATTCGTATAATTTAAATTTTCTTCTATATGTCTAATTTTTGGAGTTAATTCAGCACGACATTCTCTATATTTGTTCTCAATACCATCTACTATATACTCCCAACCATCAGTATTATCTCGATCTATTTCTGAAGTATATAAGCCATAATCCACAAGATCTATATCCTTAGTTTTTCCATTGACAGGTTTGTAACGTACTTTTATTTTTTTGAAACTCTCATTTAAATTTGCTAATAATAATCTTATTACAAGTCTTAAGGTTTCTTGATCTAAATGATTTTGAGATAATCTCCCATTACTTATTCTAAAGTCAGCTATATTGCCTCCTCCATTATTCATAAACTCATTTATAGAAATCATTGTTTGAATTATAGGTCCAAGGGCTTCATTATTATTTTCATTCTGAAATATTTCATTCAAATTATTATCTCGTGAAAAACTTATCTCTATTGACTTTATTTCCTCAGAATTCCAAATTTCATTAATATTAAAGTCATTTTCAATAGGTAATAATTTAAAATCCCAAGTTTCTTGATCATTATTCTGTAAAAAAGAAGAAAAATAATTTTCAATACTATTTTTTCTAGGTCCAAAATGATTATAATCGAACATAAACAAATTATCGACATCCCGATGATAAATCGAAATAGGTTCTATAACATCATTGGGAATGTCTTCAAGTCGTTCTGTACCTATTTGCCCTTGTTTAGGCTTTTTATTTCGATATTTTCCTAAACATAAATAATTATCATTTATATCTGTTTTTTCGACTACACCTTTATATTGAATTACAGATTGATATTCATCATTAACTAGTTTTAACCGTTCATTTATTACTAAACTATTTACATAATTCAATAAGTTTCTAATAGGAGTTTGAGTTGCTTGATTATTACAAAATATTTTTGGAACATAAAAATGTATTTTTTTAGTCATTTATTTACCTCTTTTATATAATAGTTAACAATATTATATATATTTATTCCGATTATAAAAAGAGAATTTTGTTAAAAATATTTATTTTACTTCCAAAAAGCAAATGTTTTATACACTTGGATTAGGTTTTATTTATAAATATTCTATCATCATTTAACTTCATAGATGGTACTATTCTTCTATCTACATCATTCTTCACTAGCATTAAATTAAAGGATAGTATAATGCCTACTCGCTCTGCTGCGTTTAGTTCGTTCCATATCTCTATTTCCTTATTCGTCATTAGATCAGTATAAGTAATCACAGTATTCTCTCTAATGCTCATAGCCCTGTCGAACATATCATTTATATTAATCTGTTCTATCTTTGAATACATGATTATCAGTCCTCTAATGGTATATCATCAATAATCATTGTTCTATTGGGATATTGCTCATGTAATTCATCTATTGCCTTTCGTTTTTCTTCTTCTTCATCATCTGGCCAATCACCAATATTAACAATAACAGGCGTTTCATATGAAAGTTCTTTTTTATCGGTAAATAACTTGTGATACTTACCTAGCATATCTCTAGCACGTAATCTATCACTAGGCTTAATAGGTACTTCTACCATTTCTACATGCTCATTGTACACTAAGTTCATTTTGTCGGTGTCTGGGTTGCGTTGAAATTCACCACGTTTAACTACAACTTCTCTTACTTCACTTTCATCACCTACTGCTGCATTACTTAGGATATGAAGTAGTTCGTTAGCTGATAGTACGCCTTCATCAATCACTTTCTTACGTTGCTCATCAATGTACTTAGCCACTTTTTCATTCTTTAGCAATCTACTACCTTGTACACTTGCAGTATGAGGACTATAACCAGCCTTAATTGCACTTTGTGTTACATTCAACGTCTTTAGGTATTCAGATATAAACTTTTCTTGTCTAGGGTTTAAATCACTCATGTTATCCCTCCTATAATTTATCTAATAAACCATTCAATAGTTGACGTATTCTTTCTCTGCTTAAATTGAATATCTTTGCAATTTCATTCATAGATTTCCCTTCACATAATAAGAAAAATATGTAGTATTCCCTTCTAGTCCCTACTGCATAAATAAGTTGATCTAGTTCATTAAAGAATACTTGATTACCAGTATTCTCATTTAGTGCAAAGGGTTCGACTTCATCACTCAGTGAAAAGAAATCATCTACATTAGTATCATCATAGCTTTCAACCTTTGACACATTCTTTTTGTGATAGTCCATTATAAACTGTTTAATTGCTTGTTTATCGTACCTCATGTAGCAACACTTACTTTATGCTTATAAGCGTATAAATCACGTTGTAGGCGTTCTATAAGGTCATAATCTATTACTGAACCGTTAGACTGCATATAATACATGATTTCCTTTTGTTCACTAGGTGTATATCGCTTAATAACTTGTTTTAATTGCTGCATGTTTCTATTCGATTTAGCTTTGAAACGATGTAACTTTTCTTTTTCATCAATTATATTAATCACTAGCTTTTCTAGTGGATAAGATATTGATACAACGCCATACACATCATTTGTAGTCATATGTGAGATATTTAAGTGATACATCATCTCTATTTGTGTAGTAATAGCTTTAATCTTGGTATTAATAAATTTAGGGTTATATTCTGTTAGCAAAGTATATTCAGATATTTTAGTTTCATGATAGGTTAGTGAGTAGTTTACTCTTTTAAGGTTCATGTATGCACCTCACAAATAAAATGAGCCTACCGCTAAGGATAGGCGTGTATGATATTAACCTTTGATAATGCGATTTTCTCTAGCCATCTGCATAAGACTTACATCTCTTTTTGATTTTTGTGATAATTCTTTTCTACGTTGTTCATTATTATTTTGGTTAATTTGAGCCTCAACGACATCTAATAATTTATCACGATCTTTATCTGACAAATCAGTTTCTAACATGATGTGATTGGATACCTTATCTAAATTGTGTTTTCTAGTCATTATTTATCACCTCTAAATTTAAGTTTATGATTGTATTGATCTGTGAATGGTAATTCTATACCTGTAATGTATGGACTGTATAGAATATCTCTAAAGTGATTTCTCAATTCCCTTTTTACTTCATCATCTTCATCAAAGTTTTCTCTATGATATGGAATAGTGTAACGGTTATACTCTTCTTCGTATTTAGCATTTAAATCATTAATTTTAGTTAATACTGTGTTAAATTCTTCAATAATTGGCTTGAATTTTGCTAATATACGTTCTTTGTCTTTTTTGTACAAATGAGGTAAATCTGCTTGATGTTTAATAAGTTCAATTGCCTTTTTACGTCTAGCCTCATCAAATACTTCTTTTTTAGTCGATAAGCGTTTCTCTAAGGCTTTCAGTTTCTTCTCATTACTATCAAATGTAGTATATAGTGCGTCAGCCTCATCATCTTGTGAGTTAGCAATTAATTCTTTATATTTTGCTTTATCTTCTTTAATTCGCTGAGTAAGTTCCTGACGCTCATTTTCAAGTTTATTGATATTCTCTCTTTGACCTGTGACATATTCGTTGTATTCATCAAAATATTTTGCAGTTTTCAATTAAATTCCTCGTTTCAATTAGTTTTTAAGCCTATTTCTCTTATGTAGTTATATGGCTTTTTAATCTCTTTTTGTGGTAATCGTTTCGGTATAGCTTGTAGCAATATCAAGACTTTCTCAAAGTCGATATTATTTTCATTTCTGTTATAAATAAATTCTTTAAATGATTTCTTATCTAGATCATTCAACTTTGCTACAAACTCATCATTATTAATATTCTTTTCAATAGCACCATCTTCTTTTTCTCTGAGTGCTTTCTCTTGGTTAAGCGTCAACTTATGAGGATAAGTCTTTACTTTTTGACGCTTGTCATTTATATATGAATAATTGTTTTCTATACCTTTATTACGTTCATTTCTATTTGTTTGAATATATTTGTATAGTTCAATCTTAAAACGCTCTATCACGTTCATATGAGCCTCTGAGCGTGTATTAATATAATTTTTAATATACTTTTGTTCTTTAGTAGAGAAACGCCCTAGAACAGTATAAAAAGCGTTTAATTCTCTTTGACTTTTCCTCTTATACCGTTCTAATTTCTGACGTTCTTCTAATATAGCGATTGCTAGATTTTCAACGGAATAACTCTCATAGTAAATACTTTCTGATACAGTATCACTACATAAACTAGGTATAGTTCGGTCATACATATCTTCTATATCACTTTCTATGAGTGCTATTCTTGATTGAATGTAGTAAGTATTAAATCTAGTGAACAATTCATAATCGCTAACTTTCTCTTGAATAATTTCAATCGCTGCACTCACTACATCACCTTAAATCTCAGTTTTCTTTAAAGCCTCATATCGTTTCATACTGCCCTCAATATGACGCTTTATACTTAGTAAGGCCAATTCCTTTTGTTCTTTCGACTTTATCCAGAAATAACCTCTAGTATCTTTCTTATAGCTATATCCAATAGGATAGCCATGTTCTACAACTAAACTATTAATAATATGTTGTAACCATCTTTCATTGTTTTTAGTAAACTCCATATTAAGTTGATTAAATATATTCTGTTTAGTAATAATGTTGTGCTTAGTGTTGCGTAATACATTTAATACTTTAATATGATCTTGAGTTAATTCTTTTTCAATTGTTATTGTCATTATTTAATACCTCATTTTTTAGTTATTTTGAGCAGACCTAATTAAATGAGGAGGTAATAAATGAAAATCTAGTGAATTTGCATTTTTTTACTATTGTACTCGTGATTTCAGAGAACAAGAAAACTAATCAAATTATATAAAAGTATAATTACTTCTATAACACTATTATACTAAATTTACACTTAAATTACAAACATATGTTCTTATTTTTATAATTTTTATATAACTTCTTAACATTCCATTTAACACTATAAATAAAGTATTAATACTACTTTTCATACAATTTCATATACTTTCTATTATAGAACTAGTGTTCGTTTATTACCTAAGCTCAATCTAAAATCATTAACAAATCTTAACAATTACGATTTACATATAAAAAAGCCATGCACCTACTAAGTGCATGACCTATAAAATTACGCTTTCACATCTTTATAATAAGAATGTTTCAATTCATTTAATCGTTCAATTAATACTTTACTATCAACTTCATTCGCCTGTTCATTTTGAATAAACTCAGTAATGATTTTCAAGCCCTCAACTAATTCTGGTGCTGGTTCATTAATGCCAGTAGCAAGCTGATACAACACTTCCATATTGCCTATAACATCTGCATTACTAGATTGAACGTCCTCAAGTTCATCTATATTGAAATCTCGGCTCATATAGTCGAACATATCACTATTATTACTTTCTGCAAAAATTTCTAGTCCATACATGAAATAATCATTATCAAACATAAATTCAGCCATCATATCACTTACAGTAGCATGTGTGCCATCATGTAAATCATAACCAGTATAATATCCCTCAATGCTCTCTATAAGTTTCTCAGTATGCTTTTCTGAGGCAATCTCAAAAGTTTTTCTTACTTCGCAATCTTTTATTAATACATGAGCATACATCTTCCCTTTGCTCACAAGATACACAACATTAAACGGATCGTTATATATCTTAAATGCAAAAGGTAATTTATAACTACTTTCACATAAACCAGTAAAATATCTTAATAGTGTTGCTGCTCTAGTTTCAAATTCGTTTGCTATAATTTCTACGTTCATATATTTACACTTCCTTAATTTTAAATGATACTGGTAACCAACATAGTTCTTTTGCATCAGATGGTTTATTTAATATTGGTAATTTCAATCTTTTACCATCAACTAAGTAAATCAATAGCTCACATGATTCCATTTCTATTTTTTTATCATTCAATAGTTCTAGAATTATATTAATAGCTTCTTGCTTCCAACCAGTCCAAAAAATTATATTTGTGTTTTTACTATTACAAAATGCAACATTGCCATTGTATTTATAATTGTTTTCTTCAAATATATTTTCTATTTCAACAAATGATGTACCACTATTATTAGATATATAACTTAATATTTTACATTTTAAGTTTTCCAATTTTATTACTCCTCACATACATTTTAATTTTCCATTAACTTTGTGAGGCACAAATATTAACATATCAATAGTTAGAGCAATTCTCTCACATCTCACAGTTAAAATTAGCATTTCAATTATAATTAATTTTTAAAATTGTTATTTGAATATTATATTTTAGTGTGAGGTGTGAGAAATACTTTATACATATTGATATACCAATATAAGTATTCTCACAGAAACATAATTAATCTCACACTTTATCTGTAAGTTTTTTTAAAATACTTCCGTCTAAGTCATAAATTATTTCGGTATCTTGTTTCTCAAAAAATCTAATACTTTTCTTTTCATATCTCGAATAGTAACTTTCTGTTTTGTAACCTAATTTACTTAACTCCTTAGAAAAATTCAGTTTATTCAAAGGATAATAACCATTGTTACTACACCAAATTTGATATATTTCATATGATTTTTCAGTTGCTCTACCACTCACTACTGGTAATTGTCTGTACTTTTTATCATTAGCGTCTTCTATAAATTGCAGCACTGGATTATTTTCTCGCTGATATTCTTCTTTTGTAGTTTTAGCTATTTTAGGTTCAATCATTTCATTATTTTCTATAGTTTGTTTTAAACCTCTAATTGCCAAATTTAGTAATGCTGACATATTTTCTTTTGTTTTAAGTTTATTTAAAAGCATTGGATCTTTTTTTTTGCCATCTTTTCCGAATTTCCTAAACATAGGAATAATTATCATTCTTCTATAAAAACCATCACTTTTATCGTTAGTTAATGGTAATTCGTTACTAGCAAAAATTAGTTTTACATATGGTTTAAATTCAAATGGATCTTTTCCTTTAAATTCTAATGTAATATAATTTCCAGTTACAATTATTTTAAAATTACCAGTATCTTTAATTCTATTAGGATCTATATCATCAGCAATATTCACTAATTTTCCCTGTAAATTTGCTGGTTTAAATTTGTCATTTAAATCATTAAATGATAATGCAGTTGTATTTTCAGGTTTATAAAAGTAGTGAAGTAATTTTAATAAAGTCGTTTTCCCATTTCCTCCAGGACTATAAAAGAAAAAAGCAACTTGTAAGAAATTTTCTCTGTACAGACCATAACCAATCATTTGATAAAGTAAAGTTTCCACCTCTTTATCATTATTAGAAATATCTCTAATAAATTGTTCAATAAGATCACTTTTAGCATTTTTATCATAATAAGCATTAATGATATTAGTTATATAATATTTGGGACTAAATTCATTTAATTCATCTGTTAATAAATTATAAACTCCATTTTTTACTCCAATATAATTAGGTGGACTTTGTTCTTGTTCATTATCAGAACATAAAGCATTTAATTTATGAAAAACTTCTTTATTTTGTTGTTCTCTAAGTGATGGTATATATTTCAAAGTTATTTTTCTTAAAGACTTCATATCTAAAGGTTCATATTTCATACCTGTAAAAATATGAGTACGCCCATCAAGTACACAGCCATTATGTTTTTGAAAAAGAAATAACGCAAAATCGTAAAATAAAAATTTATTGCCATCAAAATAATCTTTTTGATTAAATGAAGAGTATCTTTCAATTTCATTAAAAACTTCTTCTCTATAATTCATTTCATCAACCTCTCTAGCTGTTATAGTGTTTTTTCATAATAGATTGAAATGTAGAATTAATCTCACGTTCATTCATTGGTGGTGTGCATGATTGCCCCCACATCAAAGCAAAAGAATACACTATATATTCGTTTACTCTACATTTCAATAAATGACCTATAAGACTTGTTAATGAGGAATTACGTCCACCTTCACTAACACCAAATGCAATTTCTTTCCAATGACTTGGATCACGTCTTTTAAAGACTGGAGTAGATTTTTCTTGAGTAGAAATATCAAATAATTTAGCCCACTCTTTAAGTGTCGATTTATCTAATATTGCAGCATCGTTAAATTGAAATTCAAACGGACTTTCATTACTTTTTCTAACTGGTAATGCCATAGCCCTAGATGGTTGATAACTGCCCTCATCAATTTTGCACGCAATTTTTTGTGCTAATGTTCTTACATATGCACGATATTCATTTGCACTTATACGCTCACTCAGTGGCACGTACAAACGTATTCTAGGACTTTCATTTGTGTGTCTGAATGTTGTATGCCAAAACCATGCAAAGCCCTCTAATTCACTTTTAATTGACTTGTGTAGCATGTTCAAATCATCTTCATCATCATAATCAAGTACAAGTACATCTCTATAAAGTACATTGTCATCATTTCTATATTTTCGATATTCGTTGCCTTTATCATCTACACCATCAGCAACATCACCATATACTGCTGTCCCTATAGCGTACTTATTTCCATTATTTTGTGGAATGGATAAACGACTAATTAATTCACTCCATTTAGGTTGAGAGAAGTTTTTGAATGAAGTTGATTTTTCATTTCCATACCAAACCACACTCACTTGAGTATCATTTTCTAATTGAATTACGCTCAATTTTATGCCTCCAATGTATTAAAACAAGAGCAAAGATGTTATAATACAAATGGAGTATTTTCTTATTGCTCTTGTATTTAATAAATATTTTAATTTATGCGTTATCTGATTTAGTCGCCAAACTATTATTATCAGGTAACGTTTTTTCTATTTCTTTCGTTGCATTTTCGTAATGCTTTCCAATTTCTTCATACATTGCTTCAACATCTGTATAGATTGCATTGATAACTGATTGTAAAACGAAATTATATTCTAAATTTTGTTTCGCTGTGTAAGAAGCTACTACATCATTTTTTGCGTCTAACAATGACTTATAATCTTCAATGTCTTCCATTTCATCTGCGATTAAATTCCTAACTGAGTTAAGTTTTGAAAGTATATTGGTACATTCAATTTCTTCTTTTATACTTTTGATTTGATATTTTAAATTTTCCATTTTTTACTCTCCTAACTAATTTTTTGTTTATTATAGATTTCTTTAGCTTCTAGTAGACTTTCTAAAGTACGTTTGCAGTAGTCGATTTTTTCTAAATCTTCACGACTAAAGAAACTTAATTGATTTTGACTTTCAAATATAATTCGTTCTTCGTTTATAATGATCCATTCAATAGCTCGCATGATATTTTGTTTATTCACATCTAATTTAGCAGCCATTGTATCACTCCTATTTATAGAAATTGATAACTTTTTCACTTTTTAATGAAGGTACTGGAATACCGTAATATTTACATACGTTTTCAAGTTTTTTATATTTTTGTTCCCATTCCTTCTCAACTTCTTGAAATTTGCTATATACACTATCAACTTCAAATTTAATATCATCTAATACAATTAATTCGATAGCCTTAGCACCTTTAATATCTCCTTCTTCTCTATATGCTTTAGCTTTTTCACCTAAGTAACCAGTTAGCTCTGAAAGTCTTAACATGTCACCTTTTAACTCAGATTTTTTCATACTTACTATCGCTAATTCTTTAAATCCTTTTAAAATTTCTTCCATCATCTTATTTATTCCTCCCAATCAAAATTGTTTTCTATTTGCTGCATAACCCACTCACAAATGAATTTTAGTTGCTGTTCACGATTCAGTTTTTCTTTCCATTTTTGTTTTCCTTCTTCGACTATGTGAGTGTATTCTGTACGTTTATCTTTTACTGCATAATCAAGTGTTTCATAAATACTTTTTATAACTTCAATATCTTTATTCATTTACTACTCCTCCATTTTCTTCAATATTTAACGCTGCAATCACACTACCTAACATGTAAATAGTGAAAGCTACATGTATTCCTAATAACCAGCCACTAAGGAATGAGATTACTGAAATTAACATTAGTTTGAATAAAAATTTGGCCAAGTTTTACCACCTTCAATCTTTTTATAAATATTTTTTGTGTTTACGTTTTAAAAATTCTTCAAACTTTTCAACATTCACAAGTGTGAGTGTGCTACTAATATCAAAATACATACTCTTTACGCCTAAATTATCCTCATCATATGAAATGAGTAATCTTCGAATTGTTGAATAACTACAATTAAATAACTCACTTAATAATTTAGGCTTTGCGTATTTCACTGGAAATACGATTTGTTTTTCTTCTAATGCTGTATTCTGCTTAGTCGGTAAATCTTGCAGCTTAACATGTGGCATAGTTTAGACCTCCTCCTTTTGTTCAATTTCAAAAATTTCGCTTATTTCTACATTTAATCCATTAGCAATTTTTTTAGCGTATCTTCCACTAGGAATTACTTTGAGGTTTAATACATCACTTAAATAAGGTGCTGATAAATTATTAGCAATAGAAAAACTTCTAAGTGAATGCCCTTTTTTAAACATCAATAATTTTATAATTTCTGTTTTAGGTTTTATATTCATTTCCTCACTCCCTTCATAATGTAACTCTATACAGTTACATTTTTATCTTACAAACCTATAATATAACTTTTTTAGGAACATTTCAAGAACATTTTTTTAATTTAATCATAATTTTAACTTTTTTTGTTACAATAATAAGAAGGAGGTAGAAAAAATGGAATTATTTGCAATGAGTGACTCTCATGGAAGATTAATACAAAGTTATAGAAAACAAAAAAATATGACGCTTGTTGAATTAGGAAGGAAAACAAATTTATCTCATGCGTATCTAAGTAAAATTGAGAATAATAAAGCTACTCCTTCTAGAGAAGTTTTAAAAAAAATAAGCGAAATACTCGATCCAGATGGTAACGAAGATTTATTCAATAAATTAGCAACTGCTACTGGCAAAACTCATAAAGTTGAAAAAGATAGTGAAGTATACAAATGGTTGCTTAAATCTGGAAGAATTAAAGAAAACGGATTAGGGAAAATTGAAGTTTTAGAATACTCATATTTTAAATTGAATTATATTCTAGAAGAATGTAGTCCACTTGTTTACGATGTAAAAAAAGAAATTGAAGGTGAACCTCTGGCTACTATACCGTTAACAGAAAGAATGATTAACAAAATTTATGCAGCTATTAATAAAATTGTTTTTCAAGAGTTAGTTGAGAATCCTGATTTATTAAATTCTATTGAAAATAAAGAGATTTTGAGTCATCATGTGCGAGAACAAGAAGATAAATTACACCTTTTATCAAATTCAATAAACAATTTAACTTTAGAAGAATTAGCTATGATAATACATGATGATGACAAATTAGTTTAGATAACTATATTTAGTTAATCTTATGTCCAATTATTTAACAGTAAAGCGTGACGATCAATGCACAATACACCATAGAAAAGTGAATATAAGAGATAATAAAATTAGGGAGCATACATATGAAAAGATTACTAGGAACATTATTTGCAGCTACACTTGTATTAAGTGCTTGTAGTCAAGACGATACTAAGGAAGATGAAAATAAAAAATCAGAAAGCACTACTGAAAAGAAAGCTGACGATAAAAAAGATAAGAAAACTAAAGAAGATAAAAAGTCTAAAGAAGAAAAGAAATCTCAAGAAAATGAAGATAACAAGTCTACACAAGAAGATAGTTCTACTGAAGAACAAAATACACAAGAAACTGCTACAAATGAACAAGTTCAATCTCAACAACAAACACAAGAACCTGCAACTCAAGAGCAGCAGCAAACACAACAAGCTCAACAAAACGGCGAATACGATAGTACCAAACACAGTGATGAATACAACGCTAGTCATCCTGTTTCTACTGACGATGATTGGACTCCTGAAATGATTGAAGAAAATGAGCGATTCATTAAAGAAATGGAAGCAAATGCTAAAGTAGCTAAAGAAAATGGCTATACAGGTATTCCAAATGGTGATGTTGGAGGAGTTCCTACTCCTGATAAATATTATTCTAACGATCAATTAGATACAGATACTGGATTACCTAAAGAAGATGCAGTGCCCCACGATGTTGAATAACTCTATTAATAATATCAATATCCTATCACTTTATTTAAAACCTAAAGACATATAAATATTGAAAGGATAGATTAATGTTAATAGCAATAATAATATCATTTTCATTAGCAGTTATATTTTATTTGCTAGCCTTATTTTTAGAACGTATTGAGAATAAACCGTATCAAAAATTAATAAGAGGACTAGCCTCTTTATTCATTTCAATTACTATCTTTTTACTAACAGGTTATATCATCAATTATTTAATAAAGAATTACTTATATTTTATCTACCGTTAATTTTAGGAGGGATAACATGTGGCATGAGAAATTTACTAATAAACATGGTGAAACGAAATATCGCTATTATGAGAAGTATAAAGATCCACTCACAAACAAATGGCGACGTGTTAGCGTGGTACTTAATAAGAATGGTAAGCAGTCACAGAAAGAAGCTCAGAAACGCTTAAATGAGCGTATAGAAGAAAAGCTAAATAATAAGACACCTACTACACTCAAGACGCTAACTTTCCATGCTGCATGTGATGAGTGGTTTGAAAGCTATAAGCGTTCCTCTGGCGTTAAAATGACAACGGTTAATCTAAGAAAAAGAGTGATTTATACGTTTAAATCAAGTGTTGATGAAGATGTTCTCATTAGAAATGTTAATCATGTCTATTTGCAAGATCTTATCAATAAGTGGGCAGATAAATATAGTTATAGCTATGTTCAATCTTTAATGAGTATTGTTCGCTTCATATTCAAATATATACTAAAATGGTATGATTTAGATTTATCATCAGTATTAGAGAGAGTTGAGATACCTAAGAAAGCTAGGACAAGAGAAGAAGTACAAGCTAAGAAAAACAATTATCTTGAGCCTAGCGAAGTGAAAGAATTACTAATATGTTTAGATGATTTAGCTGAAAGAAGTAAAACGGTTAACGGTAAGCACAATGTTAATATGGTGAAAAACATAGTAGAGTTCCAATGTAACAATGGAATGCGTATAGGTGAGTTATTAGCTATTAAGAATGAAAATATAGATATAGATAATAAGAAACTTGAAATCAATGGTACGCTAAACTACATACATGATCCTGTTACTAACACTTTTGGCTTAAAAGAGACAACTAAGACAACCACAAGTGATAGAACGATAGGCTTAACATCTCAAAGCATTAAATTACTAAAATCAATCATGCTACAAAATAAGAAAAATAGCCAATGGAATAACCATTATAGAGATAGAGGTTTTGTATTCACTAATGCTGTTGGTAGTCCTATGGTAGTTGCTACCATCAACGATACAATTAAAGAAGCTGTAAAAATGAGTTCCATTGATAAAAGAGTGACAACACATACATTAAGGCATACTCACATATCAACACTAGCGCAATTAGGAATTAATATTAAAGCTATACAAGATCGGGTAGGACATTCGGACTATAAAACAACTTTAGAGATATACACGCATGTGACTGATAAGATGGCACAAGATATGATGAACAAACTAGAAAATTTTAAAATAGGATAAGGTGATTTCATGTATAATAAAAAACAATTTATTGAAAAATTGATAGAATTTATAAAAAGTGATAAAAAAATCGCTTTAATTAGAGGATATGTAAATGAAGAAAAACTTAAATACGTTCTTAGTGTATTAAATCAATCAGAATATAATAAAGGTAATATTCAAACTCGTAGCATAGGACAATTGAAAGATATTGTCGACAATAGAATTGTGCCTAAGAATATTACACAAAATGCTAATTACCAAGTGGAAAATTTAACGCTGCAAGTTAATCTATATGAAAGAAATTCTATAAGTACTGGTGATTTTTCAATTTATTATCCTGTGCAATCTGCATTGATGAATGAAAAAGATACTCAAAAATTGTTAAATCATATAAATGAGAATTATACTGATAAAATATTTATAATAACTACAAATGACTGGAGTTTTACAACTGAGAAAATTGAAAATATTGTAGATGAAATAATCACACTTGATTTAAAACAAATTGATAAAGAAAAATTTAACATACTATATAATAATAAAAAAGGTGATTTACCTTATTAA